TAGATCATCAGAAGGGCAGACTGCTTGACGGACTTATTCCTGATGAATACGAAGAAATATTAGATCCTGTTAAGAGGATGAACGGAGGATTTTAATGGCAACACAGTTTGTTGAGGATGATGATCCAATTGTAGAAATTGATGACGTATCCTATATTGGATTTGATGTAGTATCCAAACCCGACGACCGGTTCAGAAAGGTCGCGGTATCTTCCCAATCGACAAAGATGAAGCGTCGTGCAGGTCGTCTGATTAAACAGGGAGAGGGGCGGGATGGTGCAAAGAGCAAGTATGTCGATCCAGAAACATTGGATGGGTATGCTTTATTCGATGTTGTGGTTCCGCCTTATGACCTGAATACACTAGCAGAATTGTACGAACAAAGTTCTATTCATTATGCTGCTGTAAATGCAAGAACTATGAATACGGTTGCTCTTGGATATAGATTCGATGACAGCAAGAAGGCTCAGCGAAAGCTAGAGAAGTCCCAGACCGACGATGCTAAGACGGCTAAAACAAGGGATGACATCGATAGAGTTAAGCGTAGAATGGATGCGATGTTCGATAACTTTAATGAAGATGAAACACTTATCGAAACTATGATTAAAGTTTGGAACGATTATCTTACCGTTGGAAATGGCTATGTGGAGATCGGAAGAAGTAATGACGGAAAGATTGGGTATATAGGACATGTCCCCGCTGTGCTTGTGCGTGTTAGACGCAATAAGGATGGGTATATCCAGTTGGCAAATAGTGCTAAGGCGAAAGCTGTTTACTTTAGAAACTTCCAAGATTCAGAAGGCAAAGATCCTGTTAATAACGATGGTGCGCCGAATGAGTTAATTCACTTTAAGTCGTATAGTCCAAATAATACGTACTACGGTGTACCCCCAGCAGTTCCTTCTGCAGCCGCAATCATTGGAGATAAGTTTGCTAAAGAGTATAATATTGATTACTTTGAGAATAAAGCAATTCCAAGATACGCAATTGTATTGAAGGGAGCGAAGTTAAGTCAAAAATCTAAAGAGCAACTTGTAAATTACTTCCGCCAAGAAGTAAAGGGCAAGCATCATGGAACATTGATTGTTCCACTGCCTCCATCAATGGGTCAAGACTCGGATATCAGATTTGAGAAACTCGAAGCTGGGGTACAGGACTCGTCTTTCGATAAATATCGCAAGGCGAACAGAGATGAGATTTTGGTCGGTAACAGAGTCCCTGCTCCAAAGGTCGGTGTCTACGACAATGCAAACCTTGCTGTGTCTAGAGATGCTGATAAGACATTCAAAATTCAAGTCGTCGGGCCGGACCAGGCGATTATCGAAAAAAGATTCAATAGAATTGTTAAAGAGTTTACCGATCTAGTCACGTTTAGATTTGAAACGATTGATCTTATTGATGACGATATCCAATCTCGAATCAATGACAGATACCTCAGAACAGAGGTTATCTCGCCCAACGAGGTTAGACAGGAACTTGGTATGCCACAAAGGCATGGGGGGAATGAGATTCTTCCGTTCCCATCAAGAATACGTATGGCTCAACTTGAGATTGATCAAGAAGAGCAATCAAAGGAACCCGGGGCACCGGAAGGAAATGATAATGCTCAGTCAGGCTCGCCAGAAAGGGCTGGCCCGGATCGCGAAGGTGGTCAAACCCCCACAGCGGACACGGGCGAAAGGCGAGAGCGCGGAGAAGCGCAAGATGAATAAAGGAGGACACTATGTCTTATAATGGAATGGAATCTATCGTCTGGTGGGGCACCCCCGACGGATACCAGGACTCTGATGGAGTAATTCAGATTACGGCTGCTGGTGGCGACCATATTTCGATAAGTTGTTTATGGGTATGGAATTCACATGCGACGACCATCGCTACAATACAATTTGATGGTGGTTCAACTGACCAGCGCAGAATTGCAATACCACCTGGCGGCACTACTTATATTGCCGTACCCGGAAACCACCACAGTTTTGAAGTCAAGACTACTGCCGTTAACTGTCGTGTATTTGCGACAGGTTCGTAACACAACTTGCGTTTTTATGCAATAAATAGTATATTCAATACATAGGAGGGCAAACTATGCAAAATGATACATTCAATGTGTCTTTCCCTATTGACATGATCAAACAGGAAGAGCGCATTGTTACTGGTATTGCCACTGCCGATAATATCGATAAATCTGGAGACATCATCGAATTCGATGCGACACTAAGCGCCTTTAAGGCGTGGCGTGGAAACATCAGAGAGATGCATGCTCCAGTTGCCGTTGGTAAAGCTATTGACTACGAACCTGTCAGCGTTGACGTTGAAGGTTCGGATCATAAGGCTATGCAGTTATCTGCGTATATCTCCAAAGGGGCACAGTCCACTTGGGAGAAAATACTTGACGGCACCCTATCGGCATTCTCGGTCGGGGGCAGGATCCTAGAGCGAGTTAGGGATGAAGAGTTAACTAAAGAACTCGGACGACCTATTACTCGTATTAAGAAATACGAACTTGGAGAAGTTAGTATTGTAGACAACCCCGCTAATCCAGCGGCAGTTGTTGAATTAGTAAAATCTGATGGTGATGGTACATTGTACTATGCACTTGAAAATGATCAAAATGACATTGAGAATAATGAAGATTTGCTAAAGAACACAAAATATGATAATCTTCAAAATGTGATTGATGAATCAATTGATACAAACGTCTTTGAGGGCAGTTTCTCTGTTGAAGAGAAGGTGTCTCTTTTACGTCGTTTCGTCGGTTGGCTCGTTGATGATAAAGATGACGATTTAACTTTCGCATCAGACAACTCTGATAAGTTAGATAAAGATGACTCTATTGGAGATTCTGAAGGAGATATGATTGATATGGATATTGAAACCATTAAAGAAGCGTTAGCCGCAGTCGTTGATGAAAAGCTTTCTGTTATGCGAGAGGAAATTACCACTTACATTGACGAAAAGCATGAAGAGATTGCAAAAAACGTTATCGTTGAGGAAGTTGCGGAGGTCACCGTTGAGGAGACCGTCGTAGAAGAGTCAACGGAAATTGAAGACGCTGTAGTTGCATTCCGTCAGGAATTAGACGAGGCATTAAGTACTATTGAGGAACAGAAAACTGCTCTTTCCGAGGCTACGGCCAAGATTGAGGATCTGGAATCTTCAGGTGCTATGAAGAAGAGTGTCGAGAGCGACGACGAACTGGAAGAGGAGGAAGTTGTTATTGAGAAGTCTGAAGAGGCTTTTTGGACAAACACCTACCTTCCCCGAGAGCTCATTAAGTCTCTAGGCTACGATTCGTAAATATAGGAGGAAATAATGAGTACACAAGAAGAAATTCTTGCAAAGGCAAATGAAGTCACCACAAGCGTCGTTGGCGCTGCCAGTGGTGGTATCCTCAAACCTGCTCAGGCTAATCGGTTTATCGACTTTGTAGTCGATCAGTCCACGCTCCTCCAGAGTTCGCGCGTTGTTCGCATGCGCTCTGATCAGATGGAGATCGACAAGCTGTCGGTTGGCACTCGCATTATGGCGAAGGCTACTGAAGCTTCCGACACTGGCGCAAATGCTGCCGTTACCTTTACCAAGGTGAACTTGACTACTGTTAAGCTTCGCTTGGACTGGGAAGTCAGCACTGAGTCCCTTGAGGATAATATTTCGGGAGATTCCCTTGAGGATCATCTCGCGCAGGTCATGGCTCGCCAGACTGCAAATGATCTTGATGACTTGCTCATCAATGGTGATACTACGGACAGCAATGCCCTACTCAAGAGTCTTAACGGTTTCGTTAAGTTAGCCACAGCAAGCGGTTATGTGCTGGATGCAGAGGGCGGCATGCCGATCTCTCGTTCGGTCTATGATCGTGCGCTTCGCAAGATGCCAAGCAAGTACCTTCAGCGGAGGCCGGAACTTCGGTTCTTTGCCGGTCCGCAGTTGGTGCAGGACACGATCTACCATTTGGGAGATCCGTCCGTAAAGGTTGACGGGAATGTCGCTTCTGGCGGCGAACCGGCAAACTCTGGCATTGGCGGTCGATACTTCGACGGCGCAGGTGGTGCCAACGGCGGTCCTGGTGATACAGGGTTGCGTCCGTTTGGTATTCCGGTTATTGAGGTTCCCCTCATGCCGGAAACTGTTGCTGGTGATTACAGTGGGGCCGCAGGTAGCCATGCTTACCTGATCCTTACCTTCCCGAATAACCACATTGTGGGTATTCAGAGGGAAATCACTGTGTATCGGGAGTTCAAGCCGAAGAAGGATACAATTGAGTACACTCAGTTTATCCGTTGTGCTTCGAACATTGAAAACGCTGACGCTTATGTTCTTACCAAGAACGTTAAGCGTAGAGCTGCTTAATAAAAACCTAGCATACTATGAGGTTGATGGGGCAGTGGCAACGCTGCCCCATTGCCTCGTTTGGTATTGGTATTAATAAAGGAGGTGTGATATTATTACATCATGGCTGATAACAAAGTAGTTACTTCTAAATCCATTAAGGAAGCAGAAGTCGAAGGACCAGATGATGCCGCCGCAGAGGCTGCGCCAGAGAAAAAGGCGCCCGCCAAGAAAAAGGCCGCATCTTCTACAGAAACAGAAATTTTAATCAAGATGGTATTAGGAAGAGGGTACGCGACCGGAGGTCACGAATTCACTCTCGAACATCCATTTAAGGCTATGCCCAAAGA